AATTTCGTATAGATACCAATTCTTTTCTGATAACTTTAACATAATTAATGTTTTTAATGCCAGACATGTTAAAAGTTACAATCAACCCTAACCCGATAGAAAACATTATGCCACAGACAGAATACAATGTAGAAATCAAAAACTGATCAGGCCTCCAAGCTAAAAATGATGGAAGCCCGATAGTAATTATCAGAACAATTAGCAAGCTAGCTATTTGTCGCTTCATTTTCTATCTCTTTTAAATATCTGCTCATTTCTTGAAATACCTCTTGTTCTACAAGCTTGCCTGAATCAGTAACCTCAATTGTTACATTTTTAATCTTAAGAAGATCTTTGCCTTTTATTTCTGAGCGACCATCACTTCGTTTGAATACAATGTTATCAAGATCACTAACAGGTTTTAATGTTGCACCTAATAGTTTAGCATAACTATCTTCATCCATGCTCCTTGGTTTACTAAACTTTATCAACAGTTCAGCTGATACTATTTGATTGTCAATTATTTCTTTTAGATTTGGGAAATTTGGTACAGCTGATTTCAATGCATTTAAAACAGCGTGTGAAAGTTTTATTTTTGTATTTTTTTCTTCAATTTCTGATGGTGGCGATTTCATATCGGATGACTGAACCAATACTTCTTTTGGAAGAGGAGATGGATCTCTCACAGAAATTGATTTTATATCCTTAAGCTGAACTTTATTACCTTTAACAATCATCGGTGTGAATTCAATCATTTCATTCCCAACCAGCCAGCGTATATAAGTTTGTAGAGATGATATAGTCCTATTCATCTGCAGATTGGTAACTAAATAATTATCACTTATACAGAAGTAGAAATGGTTTTTGCATACGACCTCTGTATCAATGTCAGCATTATGGAGATCACTAATTGTAAATGATTTTTTGTTAAAAAGTTGATCGGGAATCTTTTCAACTCCCTCGCTTGGGGCAATTCTAACCATTGTACAAAAAACAGAATTACTGTTGTCTGATGTCTGATAGAACGATATCAAATCTTGTTCTTGCCTAAGATCGTCAGAGTTTAAAACCATGCAACGTTCTTTTACGGTAGATGAGTCAACTAGCTTTTGTAATAAAAGCTTTTTCGCGGGGCTAGATTTTTCTGTTAGATTATTGTTTTCTATCTTAAAAGCTCTTAATTTCACTTGTTTAGGTTTATTATGTTTTTTATTTACAGAGCTGCTATTTTCACTATTCATAGAATCAACCATTGATTATGTGTAGTTTTATAATGTAGTAAGCATCAAGTATTTTTATAATTTGAGTTTGGTTTATCACACAAACATTTAAACCAACTTGCTAAGTCATCCATGCTTTCTGTATGTCTGCGGCATGCTCCCAATAACTTTCCCGAAGATAAACACCCGGTTCATCTCGTCTTTCTCGATCGGGTCCCACGGTGAGTAGCTCTTGTTATCAGAGATAACCAGCAGCTTATCCTTCATCATTTGCAGGCGCTTTACATGGGCTGTGTCGTCATACAGAAACGCATAGATACCATCACCGTCGAAAGATTTAACCGTGATATCAACGAACAGAAGATCACCTGGTTCGATCGTTCCTGACATGCTGTCACCACGCACGTTAATGATGCGGATATTTTCCGCCTTCCTGCCATCGAACATGTGACGAGCATCGTCAAACGAGTACTCAACCGAGCGTAGAACTTCTACAAACTCACGGTTGATTACACCCGGCCCGGCACTGACTTCTATATCAAGAACGTCAATCTTGAAGTATTTTGAATGGCTGACAGCAGGCTTCCCTGATTGTTGACCGTCATTTCTCATCGGGCCTATGCCTGATGAGAGCCATTCTGTTCGAACACCCAATGCATTAGCTATTTCAACAATTTTTGTTGAGCCGCGCGCGTTGCCGCTTGTCAGTCTCCAGATTGTGGGTTGAGCTACGCCAGACGCCTTTGCAAGAGCGCCTTGAGACATTCCAGATTGTTCCATCGCTAGGTTTAAGCGATCAGCAAGAGTTTCTTTTTTCATAAGTTTTAATTTATACGCTTGCGTATTGATGGTCAAAACACGTTTTGCTATTGCTTGGATTAATACGCATTGCTATTATTCATTCATTGCAATACCAATAGGAATTGATAATGACAAATCAAACCATTCAACTCGCAATCAGTATTACAGGTAGTCAAAAACGACTGGCAGATCTATGCGGTGTAGCCCAACCCACAGTTTGGCGTTGGCTACACGGTGGCGGAATTGATGCCCGCTATGTAATGAAAATTGTCTCAGCCACTGGTGGAAAGATTAAACCAGCAGATATTCGTCCCGACCTCGCACCATTGTTTAACGCGAGTAATTCTGCCGCCTAAACTGCGGCGTTAACTGATAAGGCAATGACTATGCAACCACTTACATACCAACAGACTAGCGGATTTAGCCCGACTGCGGTGATAAATCGTTCTCAAATAAAACAAGCTCCAGACCACGAAAAAATCCGTGATGCCGTCCGCGCCTGGTCGGCTGTAGATAATCAGGATGTCGTTGCCGCACTCATTGTGAATGAGTATCGGGAGCAGGGCGACGGCACCATCGATTTCCCTGATGATGTCAGCCGTGCACGCCAGAAGCTGTTCCGCTTCCTCGATAACAAATTCGATTCTGAAAAATACCGAAATAACGTGCGTGAACTGACCCCGGCAATTCTGGCGGTACTACCGCTGGAATATCGCGGTTACCTGGTTGAGCAGGATAGCTTCATGGCTAGGTTGGCTGAAATGGAAAAGGAACTCAGTGAGGCAAAACAGGCTGTCATTCTCAACGCACCACGCCACCAGAAACTGAAGGAAATTAGTGAAGGTATTGTATCGATGTTTCGTGTGGACCCAGATCTGGCTGGTCCATTGATGGCGATGGTTACTACCATGCTGGGGGCGATATGACAGGTTCAGAAATGGCGAAAGCCGGTCTGCTGGAACAGAACCGACTTTCAGGTGCAAATCGTAACACACTCATTGCGGGAGGAATTATGGCAAACACTGCTGAGATATTCAATTTTCCAGTGCCGGATGCGGCACAAAAGGAGCCGCGCGTGGCAGATCTCGATGATGGTTATACGCGCATTGCAAATGAGTTGCTGGAAGCTGTGATGCTGGCCGGATTAACACAGCACCAGCTTCTGGTCTTCCTGGCTGTCATGCGCAAAACATATGGCTTTAATAAAAAACTGGATTGGGTGAGCAACGAGCAACTGTCCGAATTGACCGGGATATTGCCGCACAAGTGTTCTGCTGCAAAAAGCGTTCTGGTAAAGCGTGGGATTCTTATTCAGAGCGGGCGAAATATCGGCATTAATAATGTGGTCAGTGAATGGTCAACATTACCCGAATCAGGTAAGAAAAATAAAGTTTACCTGAAAGAGGTAAATTTACCTGAATCAGGTAAGAAAAGTTTACCCAAATCAGGTAAAGGCGTTTACCCGAATCAGGTAAACACAAAAGACAAACTAACAAAAGACAATATAAAACCTTTTTCGTCCGAGAATTCTGGCGAATCCTCTGACCAACCAGAAAACGATCTTCCTGTGGTGAAACCGGATGCTGCAATTCAGAGCGGCAGCAAGTGGGGGACAGCAGAAGACCTGACTGCCGCAGAGTGGATGTTTGACATGGTGAAGACCATCGCCCCATCAGCCAGAAAACCGAATTTTGCAGGGTGGGCTAATGATATCCGCCTGATGCGTGAACGTGACGGACGTAACCACCGCGACATGTGCGTGCTGTTCCGCTGGGCATGCCAGGACAACTTCTGGTCCGGTAACGTGCTGAGTCCGGCCAAACTCCGCGACAAGTGGACCCAGCTCGAAATCAACCGTAACAAGCAACAGGCAGGCGTGACAGCCAGCAAACCAAAACTCGACCTGACAAACACTGACTGGATTTACGGGGTGGATTTATGAAAAACATCGCCGCACAGATGGTTAACTTTGACCGTGAGCAGATGCGTCGGATCGCCAACAACATGCCGGAACAGTACGACGAAAAGCCGCAGGTACAACAGGTAGCGCAGATCATCAATGGTGTGTTCAGCCAGTTACTGGCAACTTTCCCGGCGAGCCTGGCTAACCGAGACCAGAACGAACTGAACGAAATCCGCCGCCAGTGGGTGCTGGCTTTCCGGGAAAACGGGATCACCACAATGGAACAGGTTAACGCAGGAATGCGCGTAGCCCGTCGGCAGAATCGACCATTTCTGCCATCACCCGGGCAGTTTGTTGCATGGTGCCGGGAAGAAGCATCCGTTATCGCCGGACTGCCAAACGTCAGCGAGCTGGTTGATATGGTTTACGAGTATTGCCGGAAGCGAGGCCTGTATCCGGATGCGGAGTCTTATCCGTGGAAATCAAACGCGCACTACTGGCTGGTTACCAACCTGTATCAGAACATGCGGGCCAATGCGCTTACTGATGCGGAATTACGCCGTAAGGCCGCAGATGAGCTTGTCCATATGACCGCGCGAATTAACCGTGGTGAGGCGATACCTGAACCAGTAAAACAACTTCCTGTCATGGGCGGTAGACCTCTAAATCGTGCACAGGCTCTGGCGAAGATCGCAGAAATCAAAGCGAAGTTCGGACTGAAAGGAGCAACTGTATGACGGGCAAAGAGGCAATTATTCATTATCTGGAGACGCACAAGAGCTTCTGTGCGCCGGACGTTGCTGCGACAACAGGTGTGACATTAACCAGCATAAATCAGGCTGCGGCAAAAATTGCGCGGGCAGGAATCCTGGTCATTGATGGTAAGGTCTGGCGAACGTTTGTTTAACGGTTAGCTACTCAGGATGATAGGGCGGGGCAAGTGAGTATGAAGCGGATTTTCAGGAATGCCGTCAGAGTTTGGAAATAAAGTGGGTTTTCTAGTGGCAAGAGACTTGATAATATTTAGTTCTTTAAATCCAAGGAGATAGGGTTATGAGAAAATTTATTTTAGCCTTTGTCATAAGTGCCTCGTTTACAGCAAATGCTGGTGTAGAGAAGTTAGGGCCGTGGATAACAAAGTCTGAGATAAATAAAATGACTGACCAGACTGACTTTGTGGCTCTTAATTTATCACCAGATTCATATAACAAAGCAGGTACTGATCGTGCAACTTCACTGGTGTTGCGTTGTAGTGATAACAAAACAGATGCCTATTTATCATTCAATGATTATATGGGTTCGGACAACCCAAGAATTACAGTGCGGTTAGATGGCGGAAAGCCGGTCAAGAGTGTTTGGGGAGGTGGGGAAGGCGGTGATTCTGCATTTGCTCCACAACCAATACAATTTATAAAGACCTTGGCTAAGCATAAAAAAGCTATTTTTGGGTTTGAACCTTATGGATCAACTATGCAAGTAGTTGAGTTTGACTTGTCTGAGATTGATAAGGTTGTGGAAAAAATTTCACAGTCTTGCAATTGGAAATGACAAAAAAATTTCATATGAACCCAGTTGGCGCTGGGTTTTTTATTTCAGTAGCCAATAATGCATTCAAAATCTCTTACTTGAGAAACGGCCTATTTGAGATTTCAGTCGTGGCAGGATGATCAGTTGATTCGAGTATTGACGCATTTGCGTCATAATAGATTGCAGTAATTTCATTGCACTACGTGAACTGGTCATGACTCGTCACCGATTTTGTAGGATGCTTAGAAGGAAAACTATTGAATGCCACTGCAGCAGCACAACAGCTGGAGGTAAAATGAAGAACAAATTGACGGGAATTAGCATAGATACAAATCAAAGCTCTTAGAGGGCTTTTATTCTATGATAAATGGACTTTGTTTGAGAGTGATATTATGAAACCGAAGAAACTAAGAGCTGAGCAGCAGTACCATTTAGACCTTGAATTAGTAAAGAAGAAGCCAGCGAACCGCACCGAGGCAAAAGCCCATTTGGCGGCACAATTACGGATTAGCAAGTACAAGACGCAGGCCTCTTCCAAAATTCGCGTTGGTAGTTTCAAGGGAAGAAAGAAGGTGCATTTTAGCCAGGCGGAAGAAGATGCTAGGAAGGCAATGGCTAAAGCTAATGCAGTTAGGTTTTCAGAAGGTGAGGTTGAATCCGTTGATACAGAAAGAATATCAGAAAGTAACAAACGCTGGCGCGGGAGAACCGCTGACTAATGTCTGATTTAGATATTGCAGCAAAGCTGTATGAAGAAAACACATTCATGGGCAGATGTGACATTACAGGGAGTTTTAGTTTTCAATTGCTGAAGACATCGAATCATATTCATATTCATATTGTTTTGAGGGGTAATTTATGGATGCAGGGATAGCCTCAGTTGTCGCCGCAATTATTGCCGCAGCTGCAGCTGGAGTGGGGCTTGTTATCACTAAGGAGAATAAAACATCTGAGTTTCGGCAAGCGTGGATAGATGGTTTAAGGGAAGAGTTAGCCGAATTGATGGAGAACTTTTTACAATTACGCACGACTCCGCCTGAGAAGCTCCCTGAGGTGGCTGGAAAAATTTATTTTCTTTCCGCAAAAGTGAAGCTTAGGTTATCCAGTAAAAACTTAACTAATGAAGAGTCTCAGCTTTTGAAAATCATTGAGGATTACATTTTAAAAATGGATCGCTCATCTAACATTACAGATGTGGTCAGACAGTATTTTGAATATAGTTCCAGTGTTCTTAAAACTGAGTGGGAGAGAGTGAAGCGAGGCGAGAAAAAATACAGAGTCGCTATCACGGTTTCGTACTCAATATTGGTTTTTTTGGGGCTCTATTTTGCTTCACGTTTCATTCCAGCGATAAGTGAAAAAATCTTAGAAATTATAGAGTTTTTAAATTATTCGTTGTTCTGATGACAAGCTTTGATTTTCCATAATCAACTTGTCATAATTAAGTCACCGGAGCCTGAACAACTCCGGTGACTTCTGCGCTAAACGGGGACGTTTATGCGCACATACAATCCAAACTCTCTTCTCCCTTCACAGATGCAGAAATGTACCTGCGATTTTTTGCATCCAGCGTTTGACCTCTGCGGAGGTGAATCGTGAACCTCCTACAAGATGGCATCAAATTGCATCGCGGTAACTTCACCGCTATCGGCCAGCAGATCCAGCCTTATCTGGAGAACGGAAAATGCTTTCGCATGGTGCTTAAACCGTGGCGTGAGAAACGCAGTCTTTCCCAGAATGCACTCAGCCACATGTGGTACAGCGAAATCAGTGAATACCTCATCAGCAGGGGGAAATCGTTCGCTACTTCAGCATGGGTAAAAGATGCTCTCAAACACACATACCTCGGTTATGAAACCAAGGACCTGGTTGATGTCGTAACCGGCGAAATCACTACTATCCAGTCGTTACGCCATACCTCCGATCTTGATACCGGAGAGATGTATGTCTTCCTGTGTAAGGTTGAAGCCTGGGCGGTGAATATTGGCTGCCACCTGACTATTCCGCAGAGCTGCGAGTTCCAGCTGCTGCGCGACAAGCAGGAGGCGTAATGGCTACACCGCTTATTCGTGTCATGAACGGACACATCTACAGAGTACCAAATCGTCGTAAGCGTAAACCGGAGCTGAAGCCTTCCGAAATACCAACACTGCTCGGATATACCGCCAGCCTGGTTGATAAAAAATGGTTGCGACTGGCAGCAAGGAGGAATCATGGCTGATTTGAGAAAAGCAGCGCGTGGTCGGGAATGCCAGGTAAGAATCCCTGGCGTATGTAATGGCAACCCTGAAACGTCTGTACTGGCACATATCCGGCTGACTGGATTGTGCGGCACCGGTACCAAACCGCCAGACCTGATTGCCACCATTGCATGTTCTGCCTGCCACGACGAAATCGACCGCCGCACACATTTTGTCGATGCTGCATATGCAAAAGAATGCGCGCTGGAAGGTATGGCGAGAACACAGGTTATCTGGCTGAAAGAGGGGGTTATTAAGGCGTGAATACCTACAGCATCACATTACCCTGGCCTCCGAGCAATAATCGCTATTACCGCCATAATCGCGGGCGCACGCACGTCAGCTCAGAGGGGCAGGCATACCGCGATAACGTCGCCCGAATCATTAAAAACGCAATGCTGGATATCGGCCTGGCTATGCCTGTGAAAATCCGCATTGAGTGCCACATGCCGGATCGCCGTCGCCGTGACCTGGATAATCTGCAAAAAGCCGCTTTTGACACACTCACTAAAGCAGGTTTCTGGCTGGATGATGCTCAAGTCGTTGATTACCGCGTTGTGAAGATGCCTGTTACCAAAGGTGGGAGGCTGGAACTGACCATCACCGAAATGGGGAATGAATGATGTTTGAGTTTTATATGGCAGAACTTCTTCGCCACCGCTGGGGGCGTCTGCGCTTATATCGTTTCCCCGGTTCTGTTTTGACCGATTACCGAATACTGAAGAGTTACGCCAAAACCCTGACAGGAGCAGGAGTATGAAGTCAGAGATAACAATCAACTAATACTGTTTTGTTGATTTTTGCTTGTAATTGGCGTTCTGGTCTGATTTTTGTGGAGTAAGTTGATGCGTGATATTCAGATGGTTCTTGAGCGTTGGGGAGCGTGGGCGGCTAATAATCATGAAGATGTGACCTGGTCGTCCGTTGCCGCCGGTTTTAAGGGATTAATTCCTTCAAAAGTAAAATCTCGCCCGCAATGTTGTGACGATGACGCGATGATCATTTGCGGGTGCATGGCCCGTCTGAAAAAGAACAACAGCGATTTACACGATTTATTAGTAGATTATTATGTATGTGGTATGACATTCATGTCACTGGCAAGTAAGCATTGCTGCTCGGATGGTTATATCGGGAAAAGGTTACAGAAGGCTGAGGGCATAATTGAAGGGATGTTAATGGCATTAGATATCCGGTTAGATATGGATATCGTTGCTAATAATTCTAATTGATATGCAATTGTTTACTAAAAGTTATTAAAA